GCAAGTATTCCAAATTTCTTTTTAACACAAATACCTTTTTTACAAAAGTCACTGATAGGACTTTGATTACAAGTGTAGCCTTTTTCTGACCTATTCCATGACCTTGTTTTTTGTTTTAACTTATTATCATCCCATGCATTAGCGTGTTCTCTTGCAAAATATTTTACTGGTGCGTTCTTTACTTTTTGTTCCCAGTTGTCTGGATACTTCATCTTTACAAACACATGATAATTATACATAAATCTATCTTTACCATCAAAATTTTCTTGATTAGATATTTTAGATATTAACGCAAGACAAGGTGGTCCCTCTAAAAAATCTTCATCTACACCTTCCATAGACTGTCTCTCCATGTCTTCTGTAATAGTTTTTAATTCGTCTTTTGTAGTTATGTTTGCATCAACAACTTGTACAAACTGTTCTAATGTAAAGAATGTGCCATCTATATTAACAGCTTTTCTCTGACCTCCATAATAAGGTAGGTTTATAAATTGTCCTGGTTTCAAGATCCCTGTTTCCGGATCCTTTGTTAATTGTGTTTGTTTAGGAAATATTTCACAGTCCGGTTTAAGATGAAAGAGAGGTAATAAATTACTTAAGAATGATACAATGACTGTTGATTGTACAAACTCATTCATAAATAAATATAAATGTAATCCACCACTTTTAGACTCTACTGGTACAAGTGGTAGTTTATATTGTTGTATAGTTTCTAAATAAAATTTTTTGTCAAAGTCTTCATATTGTTTTGGGTCAACATCTATAACCCCAAAGATAGCACTTCCTTTTTCATTAGTTGGTTGTATGCCAACTGATATGTTTCCTTCTAGATGTTCTTGATATATTGCGTCTGTAAATTCTTCGTAGTTCCACCTGTATACAGGTTTCTTTTTACCGTTTTCTGGATCAATGACAGCGTTAGTCCAATCTGCAATTCCATATGCATGCCGATAGCCATTAAATATTTTTATATACTCTTGCATAATTATCCTGTCTACATGGGCCACTCAGTCTCCCAATTGGCCCATGTTGTGCACTTATTCTCTTAGAGAATTATATAATGCTGTTACTACTTTCCGCCGGTTTTTCTTCACCATGCTTCGCTTTTACTGCACCTTTAGAGATACTTTCTGAAAACGATTTAGCTTGTTGATAAAGACTTGCGTCAGTAATAGGACCAACTTTACTTACTTCCCAACCAAACCAAGTGCCTTTGTCATTAGACATTTGAGTAGTCTTTAGTTTGTAAATATGGCTAAAAGATGCCGGTGTATATAAACCGTTTTTACCTTTTAGTTTTATGCCGGACATCATTGAATTCCACTTTCTACTAATTTTTAATTGAGTAGATTTCATAGAGATCAACGCAGTCGATGGACTGTCTCCCGTTATAATTACAAAATGCGATGCAGTCTTCTCGATGTAATTACCGTTTGGTAATCTATCTTTGTAGTTTGCATCTGGTTTTGTTTTGGACATGATGTCAGATGAAGAATCATAGATTGCAACTGGTGCACCTGGTCCTTCTCCTCTATCTTTCCATTCGATGTACTCGAGTTTATAAAATGCAGGAATGACATCTAAGCCTTTCACTCCATCATA